TTGCTGTTTTGCACTCAAGGCCGGCGTTTTCGCCAACAACTAGTCTGTCGACGTTGGCTATCATGAACGGGTAATCAAGCGATTGAAGCGTCCCGCATTTCTTTACTTTTAATCCTGTAAGCTCAGTAAACCTGGTTGCGACAGCTGCTTCGTGAACGTTCCCCCAGTATATGTACTCATTATCTGATAGGTCTTCCGGCTCTACCTGTCCCGTTTTCTCTTGCCAAAGCCTGAACGGACTCTTCCATCGATTCATACCGGCAATAATGGCAGCATCACTACCTCCAATTCCGATATTACGAAGTTTTTCCCAAGCTTTGCGATCTTTCATTTCATCGACTGTCATAATTAACTTCGTATGCATTGCTTTTTATCTCCGTTTCTGTTATAGTTATATAAACCGATTTTTTCTTTTTCATGGGAGGAACGCATCTGTTACGGCAGATGCGTTCCTTTTTTCTTTTACTAAACAGTTTCATGAAATAATAATCAGTACGACAAGGATTAAGTATACTGCCACAACACTAAGCCCGACTTTGATACCTTTGAATACAGTTTTTATGACCGAGTGATTCGTATTTTTGTTAGACTCGATTGTACTTTCTGAGGTTTCCATGCTTTGTAGTCTGTAATATCCTTGATTTATCCACGGCGGAGGTACTGCCTTACATCCGTTATATCTCATATAGTTTCTCCTTTAATGGCGTTACTTAACTGCGTTTAATAGCTTGAATCAACAGGGTCAGTGTCACTATCGTGACTACCGCACACGTTACATTGGTCATCCACTCCATCTGTATCATCCTTTCTGGTTAGTGTGACTTTAAATCGTCTGCCTTCCGAGGCATATGCAGTATTTAACAGGGCTTCTAAAACTCGAATTTAACTTCTGTTTTAATCGCCTTCTTTCGGGTAGTATAATTACTTTGTATAAATCGCTATCAATAAATGGGACCTCCATATGGTATACTTGTTCAATAAGGAGGCGAATCGGTTGACAAATAAGATTACCCACTTTCACGAATTGCCCATTGAGGTGCAAGACCTTTTATTCCATTACATCCATACGACTTACAAGCTGCGAGTTCATATAAATCACAATGTAACGACCTATTATGTGAAACACCACTTCGTTGAGCTGTTAAAAGAGTCTCATCGAGAGTGGTTAAAATTAGATATCGCCCTCGGCTGCTTCAAAGAGGCTATGGAATTCTGGGGATTCCGTTCCATGTGGATTGATGACAATCCGGATTCCGGATCAGATTGGGCGTTCAATGCCCGCATTGTCAGATAATATGAAAATATACTTTTTAAATACAAGGGAGTGATTATAATGCGTGCAACAAAGATTAAAATGAAACCCGGTTGTCAGGACTCTTCCAACCTTCTCGAAATCGAGCAAATTTATATTACGTGCTGCCCGAGAGAAGGTTACTACTACAAAGAAGATATTTATGATGCCTTGGTAAGGCTGCCCGGATGCAT